TAGAGTGATTTATGTTGCAGGTAATCATGATGAATTCTTAAGACCGATGATTCCTTACGGATTCTCTTTCGGTCTGATTGAAATACAAAATCAAACAGAACATGTCGGTGTAAATGGTAAACGATACTTAGTTACACATGGAGATTTATTCGATGGTATTACTAGACTTGCTCCATGGCTTGCATTTCTTGGTGATAAACTATATGACTTAGTTCTTGATTGGAACTCTCGTTTTAATTGGGTTCGTCATAAATTTGGATTTGGTTATTGGTCGTTGAGCAAATACCTAAAACATAAAGTAAAGAAAGCATCTGATTTTATGTTTCAGTTTGAGAAAAATCTTGCGGGGTATTGTAAGAAACGAGGTTATGATGGAGTCATCTGTGGACATATTCATCATGCAGAAATTAAAGAGATCGATGGTGTGATATATATGAATGATGGCGATTGGGTAGAATCATGCACTGCTCTTGTTGAACATCATGATGGAAAGTGGGAAATTATTACATGGACTAAGGAAAAAGATGATGTTGTTGAAGGATAAAATTACAATTGTGGTTCCTTGTAAAAACGAAGAAGATTACATAGGGTGGCTGTTATTACAACTGCGCAATCAACTGATAGGTAGTACCAGAATTATTATTGCAGATTGCTCTACTGACAATACTCGTAAAGTTATTGAATCCGCCAAAGGAAGATTGAATGTTGAAATTATTGATGGTGGTCCAGTTAGTATTGCTAAGAACAATGGAGCCAAGCTGGTGACTACTCCATACATCTTGTTCATAGATGCTGATGTTCGTTTCTTTGATATCAATACTATTCGTGATGCAGTTGATGAGATGGAATCCAAAAATCTAGACTTAATCGGATTGTACGCAAAGTGCTATGATAATGACATGCGAGCAAAGATTGGATTTATGATGTTTAATTTTGTAAATAACATCATGAAACACAAAGTGCCATTTGCTGTTGGTGCTTTCATGTTAACTCGCAGAGATAAATTTGAAGAGTTTGGTGGCTTTGCTGAGAAGTATGGAACAAGCGAAGATTTCTTTTTATCTAAAAAGTACGATCCAAAGAAATTCAAGTTGATGAATCATTATTTTGGACAAGATAGTAGAAGGTTTCAAAAGATGGGGTATTTTGGTATGGCATGGTATCTTATCCAAAACTTTTGGAATAGAAACAACGATGCTTATTGGAACAGGGCAGACTACTCTAAGTACTGGAAATAGATAACCCTACGACCTGTAAGGTTATTCCCCTTCCTAAGCCCCTGTAGATACAGGGGTTTTTTATTGCCAAAAGGTGCTTGTCTTTAATTGCAATACGATGTATAATAGTTGTATGAAAAGTGAAAAAGTGAATACGTTATTGGAATGGTCTGCCACGATCGTTACAGTGGGTGCTGCAATTGCAACTGCTTTAGCTATCGATCCGCTGAACATCTACTTGTTCAATCTAGGTTCCATCCTTTGGTTGATCTGGGCAGTTAGAATCAAACGTGCAAGTTTGGTCGTTGTCAATGTGGGTTTGTTGGTAGTTTATGTTTATGGTTTTATTGTGAGGGTAATATGAAGGGTTCAATCCGTGCTTTCGTCGGTTTTATGCTGGTTTTTGGTGCTGTTGGTGCTTTGGATCACGATCCAAGTGCTAGCGTTTTTACTGCGACAATGGTGGCTCTTGCTGGGCTTGCTGTTATGTACAGTGGTGTTCGTGCTATGACTGGAGTGAAATAATGGGTGCAATGAAAAATGTAGTGTTTGCTATCGAAGAAGCCATCGAAGATGGACTCTTGTCCTTCCCTGAGATTGCTACCAAATTTGGTATGACTCTGGCTGATGTTTGTCTTATCTCTGAAGAGTTGGACAAACAGTACGAACATCAATCTATGATGTATGAGGCAGAATATGACTGATACGCTAGTGACTGATACATATGACGTACGACATGGTGGACCATTTGATCGTGGTAGAGCAGATTCTTACTACCATCGTGGATACAGACCACACTACTACGTTGGTGATACTTTAAATAGCCCTCTTGTGGACGTGAGTGAAATGACAATTGCAGAAGTCGCTGCATATGACGCAGGGTTTCAGTGGAATGAAAAATACGGTGATAAAAAAGATTGGGGTTGATATGAATAAGTTTGCAGTAATGAAACACAAGAATGCAATCGATAGTGAGATACTGTTGATTACGCAGGAAGAATGTGCCGAGGTAACACAGGCTATTAGCAAGGTGTTTCGGTTTGGTATGGACGATGAATATAAAGGTCAGACGAATCGAGAACATCTGGAGGAAGAACTAGGTGATCTGATGTGCATGATTGAATTGCTTATCGAGAATGGTATCGTCAGCGAAGCTGCACTGCTAACTGCAAAGAACGAAAAGTTGAACAAGCTGATGACATGGTCCAATATTTTTAAGGATGCAGCATGATTCAAATTGAAAACCTAACTGAATATCAAGTTGAGATGCTTGATCATATGTGGTCACTAGATTCTCTGGAAGAATTCGAGGAATGGTATGCTCTATTGGATGAGGAAGACCAACTACTTGCAGACAACCTGCAACAAATGATTGTTCTTGCAGAAATGGATAATTTAATTGGTGACTGCAAAGATGCAAAACAACTATTAAAGAAATTTGCCTTGTAAGGAAAGATCGTGTATAATAAGACAATGAAACCTAGAAATCTAATAGCAAAAGATTTACGCACTCCAAAATATCGCATGCGAAAAGTGGAGAGCAAGGTTCAGTACATTCGTCAACCAAAACATAGAAAGGCAGACCATGGACTTGGAGTATGAACTTTACCGAGAAGGTTTAACAAGATCAATTAAAATCAAAAATCATAATGTGGGTGCCACTTATGAGACGATTGAATTTACAATCAAAAACAAGCTAGTTGATGAATCTGGCAAAGTTATAATTGATAATGGACACACGTGTTTCTTTGAACCTAAAGAATTTAAAGAATTTTTTGAACCGATAGTTAATGAATTGAAAGTGAGATTAGATAATGTCAATGCAGACAATATTCAAGACCGATAAAGAATTTGAAGAGTTTAAAACATGGACACTAGGAGTTCTACACGATGACAACATCAAAGATCTGTGCGTTACTTTCACCAAAAAAGATGGCACCGAAAGAGCCATGCAATGTACCCTTGTTGAAGGCAGAATCCCAACCGATAAGATTCCGAAAAGCACAGGGGCATCTAGCAAGGCTGATGGATCCACAGTTCGGGTCTTTGACACAGAAAAATCCGAGTGGAGATCTTTCCGCTGGGAATCAGTAACTAAAGTGGGGTTTACACTATGAAGATTTTATTTGTAGTAGCAGTGATATTGATATTGCTAGTTTTATTCCCACTAGCAACTATTTGGTCTTTAAATATATTATTTCCAGCATTGGCAATCCCAGTCACATTTGAAACTTGGGTGGCAACAGTCATTCTTGGTGGTGTAGTTGGTGGAACTAATGGTGTATCATTTGGGAGCAAGAAATGAATTACGCATTAACACCCGAACAGAAAAAAGATTTGCAAGGTGCTATTCAAGAGATTAGCAATTCAATGCTACGCACTGAAGCAGAGCGAGATCTTATTCGAGAAATCGTTAAAGAAAAATCTGATACATTGCAAATTCCTAAGAAAGTTATTTCCAAGATTGCAAAGACCTATCATAAGCAGAATCTCGCACAAGAAGTTGCAGACCACGAGGATTTTGTGGAACTATACGAGAAAATTACTTCAAAATAGTGCTTGTCTTTAATTGCGAATTGCGGTATAATAGATCTATATTATGGAGAAAAACATGGCAGTGACAGCAAAACGCAGAGCAAAGAATCAAGCAATCTTAGCATCACAGAAGAAGTTTGAGCCAACGATCGACCAGCTGGACTACCAAGTTAGTCTGAGTCGTGCGTTGACTTACTACTCAGTACAAACTGGTGCCAAGGAACAACGACTATTTGCACTTGAGTTCTTCTCTAAGAAAGAACCAAAGATCGCAAAGCAGTTGAAGAAACTTCCTGACCACAAATTTCAGACATTTGGTTCATTGTGTCGTCTCATGTCAAATGAGCAGACTGATATCAAACAATTGACTGAGTTCAGCCCATTCTTCACCACTAAGTTAAAAGAGTTGCTGGCAGATGCTAACAAAATTGTCGAACAAGTGGAAGTTGCAAAAGAAACAACACCTGTAGTCAGCATCCAAGAACGCATGGAAGAAAAAGCACATGATCTTGCTGGAGAAATTGAAGGCGAAATTGATGAATTTATTCTCAGTGGATGCAAGAGTACATTTTCAACAAAGAATTACCTTCTTTCTAATCAAGTGGCTGGACCCATTGCTAAACGCATCGGAGAATTATTTGTGGGTAGTGCCCAAGAGATTCGTGAAGCACTTGAAGGAGAAGATGAACAACTGGTAGAAGGTTACTCGCATCTCACTAAACGAGAGCTAAAGAAGTTTGCTGAGTTCTTGGAAGGTATTATTACTGACTGCCAACAACAAGTACAGACTGCCAAAGCGAATCGTGCTCCACGTAAACGCAAACCACAACCACCTGTCAAGATCGTTGCTAAGATGAAGTACCTGAAAGAATTTGCTGACTTCAATCTCAAATCAATCAAGCCAGAGACCATTGTTGGTTCATCTGAAGTTTGGGTGTACAATACAAAGTATCGTAAGGTTACTGTTTACAAAGCAATCAATGATGTGCTCACAGTCAAAGGTACTACACTTATCGGATTCGACATTAAAGAATCTAAGACACTGATGTTACGTAAGCCAGAAGAGTTCTTCAAAGGACTTGCTCTTGGTAAACGAGCATTGAATAACGCAATGAAGACATTGACCACTAAAGCAACTGTACCAAATGGTCGTGTCAATGAAGAATGTATTTTACTTGGAGCATTTTGATGGCTTACATGGAAGTTGAAATTAACTTAGAAGATTTTTCTGATGAAGAGTTGATTGAAGAAATCAAACATCGCAAGATTGAAGGCACTGGTATTGTACATGAATTAGAAGAACAGATTACATCTATCTGGATGAAGCGTCGTCTTGGAAAAGACTATCAGAAAGAAATAGATGAGTTAATTTATAATACCATTGGAAAACTTATATGATTTTAGTTGATTATAGTCAGGTAGCACTTGCAGGTATTCTAACTTTTCAGCGAGAGTTGAAAGGTGCAGAGTCTGAGGTAAAGAATCTTATTCGTCATGTTACCTTGTCCACTCTTAAATCATACAAGAAAAAGTATGGTAAAGAATATGGAGAGATGGTTATCTGTTGTGATGGTCGTAAGTACTGGCGCAAGGAATTCTTTGAGTTCTATAAAGGTATGCGCAAAAGTAATCGTGATAAGTCAGATCTAAACTGGAGTTTGATCTTTGATACTTTATCTGAGATGCGTACTGATCTTGCAGCACACTTTCCTTATCGTGTGTTGCATGTAGATCGTGCAGAAGCAGATGACATCATTGCAGTTATGGTTAAGTATCTGCAAGAGAATCTTCTAGTTCAACAAGGACTAGTAGAGGATCCACAGAAAGTATTGATTCTGTCATCGGATAAAGACTTCAAACAGTTACAATTGTTTAGCAATGTAAAGCAGTGGTCTCCAATGCAGAGGAAATACATTACTGCTTCTAATAAAGAAATCATTGAGCACAAGATAGAGCATATCGTTAAGGGAGATACTGGTGACGGAGTGCCAAACATCCTGAGTAAAGACGATGTATTCATGAAAGGTGAACGACAAAAGCCAATGAGTGCTAAACGACTCCAAGAGTTCTTTGACAATGGATTCCTTGCATGTAAGAACGATGAAGAACGACGCAACTGGCATCGCAATTCTACTCTTGTTGACTTTGATCATATTCCTGCAGATGTTTCAGAAGACATTATCAAAGCGTACATAAATACACAACCAAGTGGTGATAAGATGACTATCATGAACTATTTGATTGAGCATCGTTGCCGTTTACTATTAGACGAACTAGAGGATTTTTAATGAAACAATATTTGACCGAGATTCTTAAAGAGATCAATGATGATCCAAAGACAATTGAGAAACATAAAGATGAATTTTTATTGAAAGTATTGTTTGCTCATAACTTCTTGCCATCGCATAAGATGCTACTGCCTGAAGGTGAACCACCATTTAAACCTGCTGATCAACCAATTGGAATGTGTGACACAAACTTATTTCTTGAATCAAAGAAAATGTATGTGTTCATCCGTCAAGATCTAAAGCCACTCAAACGAGAAGGATTGTTTATTGGTCTGTTGGAAGGTATCCATCCTACTGAAGCTGCAATTCTTATCGCAGTTAAAGATCAGAAGTTGCAGAAGATGTATCCAAAGATTACATGGAAACTTGTATCAGATGCAGGTATCATCCCAGCTGTTGCTCAATGGAAAGAGAAACTGGCAGCAAAATGAAACAAAAATGGGTCAGCGCATTCATGGACACAGCGGAGAGATTCGCCCAGTTGTCTAGTGCAGTTAGATTGCAGGTTGGTGCAGTTGTCGTAAAAGACAATCGTATCATCTCAATCGGATATAATGGTATGCCGTCTGGATGGACAAACGAATGCGAAGAGGTCGTTGAGATTCATGAAGATGGTGGAGTGGTCACTAAGACAAAAGACGAAGTGATTCATGCAGAAGCCAATGCAATCTCTAAACTAGCAAAGAGTGGAGATAGTGGTGATAAAGCCACTATGTTTATTACACATGCTCCTTGTGTGCACTGTGCTAAACTAATCTATGGTGCAGGCATAAGTAATATTTACTACAGAAATTTTTATAGAGATGACGCTGGTATAGACTTTTTAAATAAATGCAATATTGAAGTTCTCAAAATAAATTAATGAAGCATATAAAAATAATTGAAGATAATTTGGACGTTTCTTCCATATGTGAGGAAGTAGTTATTACAAATTCAATTAACTGGAAACGAAACCATGATCTAGTTAAGTCTGGTAAAATTCACTGTGAACCAACCAGATCTGCTCATGAAAAGGATATTTTTTTAGTCTCTGGATCATACAAAATTGGAAAGCCTGAAGAGGAACATTCTTATGAAGACTGGGATAGACTTAGTCAAATTTATGATAGTCCACTAGTAGAGTTTAGAAAAACAGAATTATTTCAAGACTATCCATTGTTATTAGAACGTCTTTCTTCTAAATTCCCATGTTTGAAAACAGAATTGGTAAGAATTATAATAACTAAGTTGTATCCTGGAGATAAAGTACAAAAACACTATGACTTTGGTAGAAAATATCGGAAAAATAGATTTCATTTTTCTATTCAAGGTACATACAAATATTATGTTGCAGATGAAGAAGTAACAATAACACCTGGAACATTGTTTTGGTTTGATAATAAACAATTACATTGGGCAGAAAATATCGGAGATGATGATAGAATTTCTGTTATATTCGACATAGATCCAAATCACTGTAAGGATTTAAATTTACCACTAAATCATTATAGATATGTAGACAATGTAGAAACTGGTGGTATTTACTTTTCTAAAAATATAGATGGTAATCAAAATCTATATTTACATGAAAAACAAATAGTGCTTGACATTAATTCATAAATAGTGTATAATAGATCTATGAAAACTTGGAAAGGGTTACAAATGAAAAAGATTACATCGTTAGTTGTAGCATCAGTTATTGCAGTTTGTAGTTATGCGCCAGCAGCACATGCTTGGGGTGCAAGAGAACAAGGTATCCTTACTGGAGTTGCAGGTCTTTGGGTGTATCAGCAATTAGCTAAACCACCTGTTGTCGTTTATCAACAACCACCAGTTTATATTCCACAGCATCCAGCACCAGTTTATGTTCCACAACCACAAGTTGTGTATGTATATCCTACTACTGCACCAGTGGTTCAGTTTCCAAATACTGTTTGCGAATTGCGTAGTGAATATGTAAATGGTCAAGTTGTTACTGGTAATTTTTGTTATCAGCGTTAATTTTTCCTATATAAATAATAACCTTACGAAGTGTAAGGTTATTTAAATAAAGTTTGACTTTAAACCGAAAGAAGAATAGAATTCAATCATGAACTCGAAAATGATATCCAAACAGATGCAAAGACATCTCCCGCTATTAAGTGGCTGGACATGCTCACGCACATCATTTGGATATAATGCGATTGAGGATAACGAGGGTTTGGATAAGAAGTAACTGACACCAGTCTACTTACCCAAACCCTCTGAGATGAAAATCCAGAGGGTTTTTTGTTTCTAGCCATCGTGC